GTCATTTCTTTATAACAGGCCAGTTTTGCTCGTATAGCGCTTCTGGAAATCTGAAAGATTATGAACACTAAGGCCAACGTGCTATGGGAAAATCTCTTGATTGAAAACCCACCACACATCGGATCGCGACTAAACGCGAATGAACCGGGAAGCTAACTACCACCTTCCACACGCTCGTACATCGAGAATTCTATGACAGTCTTTTGCCGTCCCGGGCTACCAACCCGGCACCGGACTTTGCCTTGAACCTTACTCTTCGCGAGATACATGTTAGACGATGGGGCTCGCTCCCCAGGAATATTCTTAACTTGCAGCAGTAGGAGGGCTCCGAAAGAGCACAACCTAAAGTGGCGTCCACAAATCGCATGCACATGCAACAGAAATACTAACTGCCTCTCGGCAGCCGCTTGACTTCCCAACCAAACTTGGCCCGCTACGTGCGGACCTTGAGACTACCACGCGCACTCACGTACACGGGTGACTCCTCGTCATCGTCCTTGGACTCTTCGCGCGAACGCTTCTTACCCAAATCACGAGACGCGACGGCACGATCAGCGAAATCCACCACAGCATCTGATAGCTGCAGAGAACGCTCGATACGCGCCAGCCTATCCTCAAGTTCCTCATTGCACCGTCTCAGATGCTTGATTTCCTTGTCTTCTTCAATGAGTGAGAGAGGTTCCTCTGCGCCCAGAAGGGTTGATGGCAGCTTGAAAATGAAGAGATCTCCATACGCTGCCGTGGTGCTGACAGTGGGCGCTCCAATTTGCCAGCTTGCTCCGTAAGCGGCGGATGTAATTCGCACCGTTCGCAAAATGAGCTGCGGAGAGCCACTCGCTGTGGCGTTTCCTTGCGGAACCACTGAACTCACCCGGTCAGGCAACCCGGCAGCTCCATCAGCAAAGTACGTCTGAGACGAAATACCTCCTGTCAGAGATCCATTGCTTGGGGGCGTGATAGTGCCAAATGCGCCGTTGGAAGCCGTCATCGAGATAAAATACGTCCCGATTTGATCTGCTCCCCACGTGATCGTGTTACCGACGAGCGAGACATCCAAGCTATCTGAGCCTCCATTGGCGATGGCCCAGTTCTCCATAGCAAGGTTGGAACCGATGGGAATGACACCACGTGCATGGAAACCAACTCCCTCTGCGCTGACATCAAGGATCGGTTTCTTAACACGACACTTGTACTTAACGTGCAACTCACCAATTTTCGTAGTGTTCGCACAACCAGACACTGAGACATACAGATTTGCACAATCATACGTCTTGATATCCTGGTTGATAACAAGAGGACCCGGTCGAATGAACTTTCCGAGATTCTTACGCATCAGGTTGCAGTCAAGTTTCAACGACACAACAGGCGTGCACGGGAGGCATGGCACTGTGTGCGGGTCGGAGTCCTCAACGGAACGCAATGACCCAGGCAGAGGATCTGCAGAGTCATAGGAGGCAGACAACACAATTGTGCCCTGCTGTCCATTTGCAGCAAACCCTGACACTGTTGAGGTAACATAAAATTCGAGCTCGTCAAACTCATATTCCTCGTATCGTTGCGCGATAGTGGACATCCACGGGAAAGTACCGAACTGACCCGGGTTAACCTCCCACTGTCTGCAGTTGAAGAGAACAGATCCATTGATATCCTCAATGAACTCATCTTCGACAAGGTACTGACCATAGCGGTTAGTGGACGTCATAGTGTGACCAGCTCGTGGGACCATTCCTGATCCAGCGTAGCCTTTACGAGAGTTGCCAGAGGCAACACCGCGCACAACATCGCGCTTCTTCTTCTGTTTTTGTTTTCTGGGCCCCTTTTTCGCATGCTGAGCGGCATAAGCTTGTTGCTTAGCCTTACGCTTGTGATTGCGCTTAGCTCTAGCACCGTGGGGTTTGGGCATGTTGCGAGTTCTGAGTAATTTGTACTGGAGAATTTCTTGCAGCTGTTGGTAGGAATTTTTAAACGAGGGATCATGAATTACACCGTCAACTCGTCCATTTTCTCTACCGCAATACAGCGATTCCATCCAGGCATCGGACTTCCAATTGGACATGATGGTAGCCATTGTAACGGCACCTTTCGGCCGATCAACAGAACCAACTAGCTCCTTTCGGTGCTCCGCATTCAGATACTCAATGTACGCCGCTATCACAGAGCGACATTCGGGGTTGCCCCACGAGTCCATTCTAAGCGCGCATGCTCTCAGATAGTGCCATCGCACATCATCAACTTCTGACCCGTACATTAAGGAACTGAAGACTTTCTCAGTCTCAGGAACGGGGACCCATATACCCAACTCATCATGGTAAGCAAAGCCTTGCGAAAGGAATTGCACTTCACTGAGGGGCCTTGGCTGTTCGCATGGGGTCTTGGTAGTAACACCAATTCCGCTCCACACGGGCGCAATAGTTGTGGGGTTAAACCATCCAACGACCTCGTCGCTAACGGTAAACGTATTATCGTCCCCACACAGAGCAGCCTCCACTTCACGCATAAATTCCTCATACGTTGTGGGGCGTTCCTGCTCTTTGCACAACACAATCCAAGCATAGGCAAACAGTCTGAACAACACCATCGTATTATCCACGATCGTATTGGAACTGCCACTAGGATTACCGGTATGTTTCTGGATCAACTCGCCATTCTCAAGCACAATGACTGAATGAATGATCGAAGCGTAAAGACGCTCCAACCTCAATCGATTGGCTGGCGTGCGGTCTTCTTCCCGCAAGAAACTCCATCGGATCTCCATCTGGCCCATCAAAGCCTCGGCGAACAAGCTAGCGTCAAACGCACTCTCATCCAGCTCGAAAGCATGACGTAAGCGGTTCAACCTTCTGTACAGATTGTCCCAGCCAGACACAAACTTTGATGCACCTACAACGGACCAGGTCTGCGTGAACCCATCAACGTCATTGGCGCTATCATAGAACTTGTTATTCATATCGAGGCACATTCTATTCAAATTCACAGAATGCTCAAAAGGACTAGCAGTAAAGGTACGCAGATTGTTATCAGCAATCTTTTCAGGCGTACGCATCTCACATTTCTGTGTGCATGTCCAAATGGGTACCATG